AAGAAATAAAAAATAAAAAGAAAGAAACATGTATGAAAAATTTTGGTGTTGAAAATCCATCACAATCAGAAGAAGTGATGAATACTTTAAAAAAAAATAATATGGAAAAATATGGTGTAGAACATACGCTTCAAGTAAGCGAATTTAGAGAAAAAGGTAAACAAACCTGTTTAGCAAAATATGGGGTTGAAAGTCCACTACAATGTCAAGAAATTATGGATAAGCTTAAAAAAACAAATATGGATAAATATGGAGTTAAACATGCTTCACAATATGAAGAATGTAAAGAAAAATGTAAAGAGACTTGTCTTAAAAAATATGGTGTAGAATATTCAAGTCAGAATGCAGATATTATGGAAAAGGCATCAAAAAATGCTTACAAATTGAAAGAATATAAATTTCCTTCAGGAAAAATTGTAAAAGTCCAGGGAACTGAACCTATTGCATTAGATTATTTAATAAAAGATGAGTTAATAAATGAGAATGATATTTTAGTAGGTGCTAAAAATGTTCCTATAATATGGTATTTTGACGACACTGGTAAAAAACATAGGCATTATGTTGATATTTTTATACCATCTAAAAATCTTTGTATCGAATGTAAATCTACATGGACATTCAATAAGAAAAAGGATAATATATTTTTGAAACAAAATGCCGCAAAAGAACTAGGATATAGTTATGAAATATGGGTTTACGATGGTAAGGGTAAAACAGTAGAAAAACATGTTTGAGTTGCAAATAATTATATTATAAAAAAAATATAATTATTCAAGTTTTATGCAGTAAAATTAATATTCTGAATATGGAACATTGTTTCCAAATCTCGTAATAAGACTATTGTACGTATTTGCGTTCATACAAGCGCAACCCATACTACTACTATACGTATTTGGACAACAGTCAGGGCTAAAAGGCATATTATCAAACAACGAAAGCTGACCTTCAGGTAATGGTAAAGACTGATTAGGACGATCAATAATAGCCTGAGCTGCTTTTGGAACAGGTTTCCCAGGTGTAACAACTAAACTTGGTCGGCCCCAGTTATATGTATTAATATGCGGTGGATTTGTAAGAGAATAAGTAGATGATTCACCATAGTTAGTGTTTGCTCCTACAAACCCTTCTTTCTTAGAAGACCCCTTTTTAGAACTCATGTTTGCACCTGTAGATAAAGTAGCAGGTGTTGGTGTTGATGGTGATGCTGGAACTTTATAACCCATTGCACCAATATTAGCTGCGACAGAAGGCATATGTTGTGTTAATGGGTTATGAGCACTTTCCATACCTTCTTTATTTCCAAAAATACTAGTACATCCACAAACAGTGTGTATTACTAAAATTAAATAAACAATACCAATTAGAATTAAAATTTCAAGATTTAATTTAAATCCAAATATAGAAATATTCATTATACATATTTCATAGATAATAATTTTACTCTAGTTTTTTCTAAAAATAGGTCAATACAAGAATTATAATCATAAAATTGGGTTCCATTTATACTAAACACTTTTTTATCTGTAAGTAAATGATATAACTTATTATCCATTTCATTTAATTTTTTAATTTTCTTAGACTTATTATTTATATCTAAATCTAAAGTAGAAGTAAAAGATACATTTTTGTCGCATATATTTAAATTAACACCACCATCAATATATTTATTTTTGCCTAAATTATAAATAGATTGTTCTATTAAATTTTGTCCATCCAATTCTACGATGCCATACACTTTCTCTCCATTTTCAAGAATATCTCCTATAGAAACGTGCTTAATTTTTTTACAATCACCATTTTTCAATTTTACTTGTGTATTTTTATTGAACCCACCATCTAAATATTTATGAATATCCGAATTTGTAGTTTCAGTACTATTACAATTTATATTTCCATTGTATTTTTGTTTGACACTTTCGATTTTGACATATTTAATTTTTTTCAAATCCTCATCATATATTTCATCCCAATCAGTGAAAATAATACCAGCCAGTGAAATCACTTTTTTCTCTGTGTTTATACAGTAGAGATAAGGTTCGGTATAATCCTCTATTTTTTTACTAAGCGGATGCTCATCAACTCGGATCCATTTATCGTTGTAATTTACTATATGTGAATCAGAAACAATGACACCATTTAAGTCATACATAACCGAGTTATTCGTTTCAACTATAAATTTGGCAGTAATGAGACCGTTTTCGAGAGTTTTCTCTCCAACCTGTAAATCTACAATTGATTTAGTACTACCATCATGCATTCCAAATTGAGTATTTTTATCAAAACATTTTACGGTTGGAATTGTTAAACCAGTATTAACACCCAAAACATCCGTCATGAACGTGAGTAGTATTGCTAATGGTATTGAAATTGCTACGAAAATAGCTGTGCTTGTTATTGCGGTTCCCCATGTAAATGGAAAAATCCAAAATATCGCAATCATTACTGCAAGAGCAATCAATATATTAACGATGAAATTAACTATAACTCCAAGCAGTGATTGTAGGGAGAGAAATGCACCGAAAGTAGTAAACAGTCCTGCCGTCATTGTTCCTTGAACTTTTGCAATAAAATCTTTGAAACTAATTATTATTTGTTGCAACGGAACTATAATATTTAATAACCTACCCATAATTTCTTCACTAACATTAGCAAAATATGTTCTGACTTTGTTTGTCATAGCTCGAATATCATTAATTGCTTCTTCTGTAGTGTTTACAATGCCTGTAAGTGCGCTTGTAGCAAATGTTATTGGTTCTAATGCAAAACCCGAAATATTTTGTAATATAGTTTGAGCACAATAGTTGAAGTTTTGAGAGGTGTAGTCCTCATAACTCATGTCAGGAGGCTTGTTTATGAAACCTGCTATTGGTATGATATATGGTTTGCATCTTTGGTTTGGCCAATCTTGTTGTATTTGTTGAACATTTGCAAGTGCAATACATGCGCCTATAGTAAGTCCTACTATAATTGTAATTATGATAAACACAATTAATGACAACCCATATTGGTCAAAATAAGTGAGATTATCGTATATTTTCTTCAAATGATCTAGTCCTGTAGTAGCTGTATTTTTATTATCATCTTTTGTTGTATTTTTATTATTATCCATATAATTTATATATAGTATATATGGATAATATTCATTTATAATAAATTTATACAAATTCAGACAAACTACAAAGAAAGTACAAATTATAAATTATTTCAAGTTATTGTCCCATAAAAGTCTACATAATATATGATCTTCCCAATCCCAAAAAATTTCTTCACCTATTTTAATTTTATGATCTGAAGTAATTAAACAACAAAACCAGTCCGTATCGACAGTTGATATTTCAGCATAGGGATAAGTTTCTACTTTAACAAACTGTTTATTCTCTTTATTATACACTAAATGTGAACCTGTTACATAAATGTCGTTGTTATATTTTTTGTCTATTTCATCATCAAGCCCCTCTCTGCTTTTAATTACATACAAAGGTACTTTATCTTTTTTATTGTCTATTTTCATTGTACTCTCCACTATACTTCCATTTTCTAAAACATCTCCTAAATTTAAATCTTTCATTGCAACAATATCATCATTTTTGAGCTTAACTTTCGTATCAGGATGAAAACATTTGCCAAGTGCACGAACCATTTGACCAGGTGGACCGTTCCAACTACTATTCATCGTCATAATACTTCCATCAATAATATACATAAGAGTAGTCATAGTACCTATTGTTTTTCCCATTAAATCTTTTAGTCCAATAATTATTTTTTGAAACTCGATAATCAAATTTAAAAATACACCAAAAACGGATTGTATGATAGAAGAAAATAAAGTTCTTATTTTATTAAACATTGATCTAACAGAATTGATCTCGGTCGTAAAACTTGATACGACACTTGTTAATGAACTTGTTATAAATGTGACAGGTTCAAGTAAATAACCCATAAAATTAGATTGAATATTTTGAATACAATAAGCAAAGTCCGACTCAAGGTTATTAGATAATGGCATATAAAGAGGATTACATCTATATTGTGGCCAATTTGCTTTTATATTTTGCACTGAATTCAAGTAAAATGTTCCTGCTATATAAGCAGCAAATGCTAAATTTATATATATAAAATACATCCAGTTTTTTCCTGACGGCATTATTTTTTTAACTTATATTATTATTATATAATTATTCAAAGAATTGTTTGAATAATTGTATAATTGTATTTATTTTTTTGAATACCTACTTCTGTATTTTCTTTTTTTAACTGATTTTGACTTTGACCGCTTCCTGACATTAGTTCCTTTTTTTTTGTTCATTCTTCGTCTTTTTTTTGTTTTTCCACCACTATAACACCCCCATTGGTATTGGTTTGTATTTGGATTAATGTAAACCCCGCCAGTTTGAGTAGTTGTACTAGAACTAGGAGTGGCAGTGGCAGTAGAAGTAGGCATTACTGTAGCATATTTATCATAAACAGCATTTGCTGCGCCTTGAGTGCCATTAATAGCGTTTAGTTTTATAATACTATTTGGATCCTGATTAAGTGCATTTTGAGAAGTATATTGCAGATTATATTGAGGTACTGTTATAGGAGTACTTGATGAAGTTGTTGTCGCAGCAACAGCACCACCACGTATACCATTTTTGGTATATTTACGATATTTTAATTTACCTCCTATTTTATTCAACGCAACCAATTTTTGTGTAGTCAAATTACCTTGTTCGATTGCTGATGCTCTTGGAGTTCCAGCCAACATTCCTTTTGTAGTAGGATAGATCATACCTGGAATTGCTGCGCTAGATGCACTGGTGTTTGAATTTGTTGTATTGGTTGTATTGGTTGTATTGGTTGTATTGGTTGTATTTGTTGTAGACATATATATAATAAAATATTTTATTAGTTTAATTTAAAAATAAATACTCTTAATTATATTATAATATGGATATAATGGATGAAAAACAAAGGCTTCATTTGCAAAAAATGATTGCCGCAAACAATGTAGAAGATCAAACAGGATCAATACGTGAACTAAAACATAGCGATGTTTTGAGGAATGAGGTCAATAATATGATATTATTGAAAGCTAAATATCGTAATGACCCAGAAAAAATTCATTTAGAATGTATGAATGAATGTAATTTTTTATTTACTTACTATACTGATATTTATAACAAAATTAGAAAGGACGAAATGGATATTTCTATCTTGA